AGTAGGGGCTAAAATCACCGCTAATTCACCTTTAGCCAATCCACCATCCATGTAAGTATCCAATCCATCGATACCCGTTGGTATTGGGTCCCTGAAATCTTCGGATAATACACTTTCGATATCATAGAATACATCTATACCATCATCTTTACTATGTCCGACCTCTAAGGCTTTCTTAAGAAGTTCTTCACATAAATGATAATCGTCCAAGTCACCCTTTTCAATTATCAACTGCATTTCTCTTACAGATTTTTTTAACTCTTGTTGTTTGCAAAATTTCATTGCAATGTCTTGGGTTCTAAGACTATTGTTCTGTTCGGCCTCTTTGATTCTTTTAAGGGAACTGATATACATTTCCTTGTCAACTTCATCAATTATATTTTCATATAATATAGATTCCAAACTATTCATGTCTGGTATTGTTTCGTATTTTTCGTAGTTATCCTTTATTTTACCAGCAACACTCCTTAAAAATGCATCTTCAAAGTAATTTGGTGTCATTATATCTATAATCGACTCACCAAATTTTCTATCTACTATAATTTGCTGTAATAACCTATATTGGAAATCAATACCTAAATACCCTAACTTATCTTTATCTATTTTACTCATAATTATTCAAACTTTTTAACTTTATAAATGGGGATTTAAAAATCTGGGGTTAATAAACCCCAGATTCGTAAGGTAAGGTGTACTCTTCTCTACTCATATATTCCTCTATTTCTGAAATTATCTCTGGGATAATGTCTCTAATATTAACGGCATACCTAACGTCCGTTTGGAACCAATTACCTGAGAATTGACTTTTGGCAACAACTCGCTTGTCAACCTTGATTTCAAATGTGAAAATATCTTCACTATCAAACATAGGTTTTACGTTTTCACTAGTCTCAGATAACCTGTAAGGGTTATAATGTCTCCAAGACACATTTGAACACAAATATTTAAAGTAGGTTGGGATAACACCCATATACCCTAATTCATTGTTGTTGATACCCGTTAATGACCTCATTAACTCATTTAATTCTAATGAATTTAAGACTTGTTTATTGTAGCCTTTAACGTTAAACATTCTTTGACATATAATATTGTCATTGATGTAAAGGTTGAATTCAAACCTAAAGTCGTCCCAAAAATTCTTTTTTACTTTCTCCATAGTTTTTAATTTAAAATGTTATTTTTTTTCTCTCTTTCAATTAATTTTTTAAACGGTAATAGGTACTCGGTAAATCTATGTTCACCTAACATCTTATCTATCCCATCCTCTTTTAACATCGCATATACTTTTTTTATGCTTCTATCGTCACTCATTGGTGAATCGATTAGGTTATTTATTTCCTCTATTGCCCCTTCGGTTAATAGTGGTACTGTCAAATCAACTAGTTTTCGGTTTATTTCAAATAAATCACTACCTTGTATTCCGTCAGTTATACTTTCTGAAATATTGGTCAGAATTTGTAGGGGTTTTTGTTTATTGGATATTCTTTCACCCTGTAGTTTTATTGCACCCTCTATAATTTCATCTAACTCTACCTTCCTTTCGGTCAACTCTGGAAAATGTTTTAATAGTGTACCTTCACCAAGTCTTCTTACACCTTTAATACTATCACTATTATCACCACATAATATTTTCATTAGTGCGGCATTATCTAAATGATATTTAAAATATGTATTAAAATTATCCTTAGTTACATATGTCTTTAAATCTAACATATAGATTCTAACATCATCCGTAATTAATTGGCACATATCCCTATCGCTTGTGGCTATTGTAATTTTTTCATGTTCCTTTTTAACCTTACAGTAATAGGCTATGAAATCATCACCCTCGACAACATTATCCACAAGTTGTCTAACGTATAACTCTTCCAAATAATTGAATACCATACCCCTTTGTATGATTTCAGATGGGTCGTCAGGTTTAGTCCCATTTATATAGTCCTTACCTCTAGCTATTTTATAATCTTTGTAAATTTCCCACCTTAGTTTTCCAGAAAAATCACCGTCCCAAAACACAAATACATTGTGATATAAATTATCTTCTAATAACTTCCTTAAAACCGTTAGGAATTGGTATACACCACCTATTTGTTTACCCTTGTGGTTGTATTCTTCCCTAGCCCCGATAAAACCTCTTTTATAGAGGGCATTACCATCGACTACTAATGTACTTTGAATTGCTTTATTACCTAATTCTTTAGGTGGCAATCTTCTCATAACTTTTACCTTTAAAGGTTAATACTATTTTTAACTTTCCTTATCCACATCATCAAAATTGCCATCTTCTTCTGAAAAGTCAATTTTTGCATCATAATCTACACTCAATGCTTCATGAATGAATGCACGGTGTTCTTTTTTGTACTCATCAAGTTCATCTGGATTAACATATCCGTGAGGTGTTGAAGCGATATCTCCACTTCTTTCAATACCCGTTACATGATTTTTCTCACACCTAATCTTAGCCTTAATTCCATATTGGTAATCTTGGCCTAATGATTTAGCTTTTAATTTAGTAGTACCATGTGTTAATATACCACCTAAGTGTACCAGTATTCTACAATTATAGAACATAAATTCACCACCCTTGTGTTTAATTACCGTACCGTTCATACTATCCAACCATATTTTTTGAACACATATAAATGTATTAATATACTCACTATCGATATCTCTACTCGCTGGTATCTTAAAGTTAACCAGTGATTGGAAGCATCCCATTGCGCCAGCATTCCACATGTTATTACTAGCATTAGATACTGCTGATTTATAACAGTTAAGTGTTCCGATTGAATCCCAAAGGAATACCATGTTTCTATCTATTAAACCTTCTGATTGTTTGTCAATCATTTCATTAATAAATAACGCAACATCTTCAATAACTGGTTCACCCCTAGTTGGTTTTGTGGTCATTTTTGAATCCTTGTGGTCATAGTTTTTATATCTATCATATAAATCCTTACCTCTAAGTAACATAAACCCATCTGGTTTTTCGGTTATCTCGCCAGTTTTTTCATCTACCACTTCTTTAAACTTAACCCCGACCATTTTTGCGTGACCATCGTTCCAGTTACCTTCGGTTTCAATAACCACGGCAAAGTCGCCTATTTTTTGTGCGCCAGCAATGGCCTCATAAAATGCTGTTGATTTACCTGTATTTGAATAACCTCTAATTAAGCTAACAAAACCTCTTGGAAAACCAGGTAATTTTAATGAATCATGCCAAGCCTTTGATAATGGTACCCAGGATAATTCTTTATCTTTTGGGTCTGAGTTTAAATTTTCGGATTCTAAGAACGAATCTAAATCAAAATTTTTCTTTTCTACTACTTTTTTTGGTGCTTTTTTTGCCATATTTAAATTTATTAATTATTGTAGATAACAATGGGTGCATCACACACCCATTATTATATTGTATTATATTTTAATTTAATTTAGAATGGTAAGTCATCATCCTCATCATCTTCTTCGATTTGAGATGGTTTAGGTTTAACTGTATTAACTTTAGCTAAATCAACTGCTGGTGTACTAACCTGAACCACACCTTTAGCGGTGTTGTCGGTAGGATTAACTTTAGGTCCACCCATAACTAATTCAGAATCTAAATCATCATGAGACTTATCTCCACCAGTATTAGGTACATCAAGTGATGATTTTGCAACGAACTTTTCTTTAGCCTTGCTCCATACTGGAACTTCTCCACTAACTACAATCGCTAAATAGTTATAATCTCTTACACTATAAACATCTTGCCAAACTCTAGTGTCAGACAACCAATCGGTAGCTATTCCAGCATCCGCATTTAATGGTGTTGATACTAATGGGTAAGATATTGATTGGACAACTGGTCTTTTGTTTTGGTCTCTTGCGATTTCAATATTCAAATCCCTACCAGTTTGTGGGTCCGATATATCATGTTGAACCGCTTTAATAGCTCCCATTATTTTATCGAAAATACCAGTTTTTCTGTAATCGTGATTAAATCTCCAGAATTTAACTCCTTCTGATTCAAAATCTCTGTCGATAACTTTAACGACATACATCATTCTAGCCGAATATTTTTTAGCTAACTCTTTATCACTAGCTTCACCAGAGGATAATAGAACCTCTCTAGCTTCACAGAAAGGACATGCATCTTCATACTCATGTTTAAGACATGCGAATGTTTTCCAAGAGCCTTCAACTTGAATTTTGTGACCCCACTTTACTACCCAGGGAACGGTTGACCCTTCCATAGGAGGTAAAATTCTAATTTTTTTTGTGATTTGATTTACACCATCTTTCAGGTAAGTACTAAAGTAGTTTTTTAAATCGTACTTTTTAGCGTTTGATGCCACGGGATTATGTGATTCATCGTACTGTTTTAACATGCTTTCAAAAATGTTACTCATAATTGTTTTTTTTAATGTAATAGTTATTTATAATAGTTATTCTGGCAATTTAACCTCTCGTAATTGTTTTTCGTAGTAGTTTTGTGTAATATGCATATGAATAATCATCTTATTAGATATACGTAAAAATTCCGAAAAGTAAACTTTTTTTAGCAACTTTTTTTAAAATATTTTCATATTTCCTATACCGCAAATAAAGTTAATATAATCGATTAAATCAATGTTTTAAACAAAAAAAAGAAGGCAAAAGCCTTCTTTTTAATATGCAACACAAATTATGTTAAATATCCTCTTCTTCGTAAGTATTATCAAACGAGTCCTTAGTCATTGAGTCTGAGTATGATGAATCAACATCTTGTCTCGTTAAAGTATATTCCTCTTCTTTTTCTTCGTCATTCATGACATCGTACTGACCTTTTTGTTGTGACCAGAAATCAGTTAATTTAAGATTATATGGGTAAGAATCCAATGACCTCATCTCTATTTTTTCATCTGGGGTCGGTGCTCTTTTTTCTAATTCTTGTTCTAAGTTGTCAATTTTATTTGAAATTGCGTTCATACTATCCAATTGTTTTTCTAATTTAGATACCATACCCATTAATTTTCCCATCTTAGCGTTACTTTCATCAGCTGCCGCACTTGCAGCATTTGCTGCTTGTGTCGCTTCATCAGTACCATTAACTAATTCAGTTACATCTAATTCAACTGCATCATCCTCCATAGGTTCATCCATAGGTTCGTCCATAGGTTCGTCCATGGATTCTAAATCTTCCAAATCTTCATCACCACCTTCTAAATCACCACCAAGTTCTTCACCACCATCACCTTCTGGCCCTAAATCAGACCCTAAATCATCGGCTACCGCATCAGCTTCGGCATCAAGTGCATCTTCATCTGAGTTTAAATCGTCATCTTCGGTCATACCTAATATTAAGTCTTCATCGCTAAGTCCGTTGTCTGGTGTTCTATCTTCATAGAAGGCGTACTCGGACATTAGTTTAAATCTCTTAACTTCTTCACTAAGTAAGTTTTTGTTAATATTTTTATGCATTTCCTTTATGTATTAAAACAATAGTTGTCTACCGTCCTCAGTTATTATTGTTTTGTTAATTCTTTCTACTAAGCTTTTATCGCTCTTGATTACACAAGTGCCCGAAGAACAATCCATTTCTTGTTCTAATGTTTTTTCATCTTCACCTAAAAACGAATTAACACTATCTTTAATGTTTTTTTTATTATCCATAATATTAATATTAATACTTTTGTTATACTAATAAATATGGTGAAAAGTTAAAAAATACGTTTTATATCACATATCTTTAATTCATCATTATAAAAGGTAAGTAATTTATTTTGAAATTCGGACCAATCTATTTTAACCGAACTATAATTAATGTTTCCCAATGTTTCTGGGTGGGTATTTTCTATTAATTTATTAAGGGCGTTGATTGTATAGATTGCCGTACCTCTTTTGTGAATTAATATTGAGTTTGGTAGGTCTTTCTTAATATTGAACCTTATATTATTTTTAATTACTAATTTAAATGTTACGATTAATTTAGTGGGGTCGTCTACATGTTCAAATACGAATACTTTCGTTTTCTGAATGTTATATTTATCTTTAAGCTTTTTAAAAAAAATATCTATATCTTTAGTACCCATAAAGGATGCTAATAAAATTGTTCTATTCATCTTGGTTCATAGTGTATAATATCGGGATATATTTAGTTTCATAATTAAACATTTCCAAATCATTATTATACTCTATAAGTATGTTATCATCCTCCAAAAACACGTCAGATAAGTTCTTGATTAAATCAATTAACTTAATAGTATCGGACCCAATGAACGTAACTTGTTTTAAATCAAAACCGAAGATAATATTATCACCATAAATATACAACATATTTTTATGCTTTAATGTAATAATTTTCTTAATTTTATTAATTTCAGAAAGTATAAGTAAAATCTCACTCGAATTTGTGAGAATTAAATCAATGAATCTATACTTTGTTTTTTTGATTATATTTTTATAAATGGCTTCCGTGAAATAGAATAGGTCCTCTTCAAATAGGACCCTTTTTTCTTTTTTGCTGAATGTCCAATAAACATCTTCGGATAATTTCCTATCTAAGAAATCTGGTTTTGGGTCTATATTTCTAACGTGATTTAACCCAACCAATAATGTTGGGATTCCCTTGATTATTTTATCAAAGGAATCGACCACATTAAATTTATTATTAACCTTTATTGGTGTGTCTATAACTATGTTCGCTATTTTCATGTTACAAATATAGTTAAATTATTTTTAATAAACAATTTAACAATTTAACCCTACTATTTTTTCGATATCAATACCTGTGTTCGCAATCAATTCCATTGACCCTCTGCCTATTTTCTTACCACCAGTACCTAATCTAAATGCATTTACCGCACCACCCAATCTTTCATCAACAAATACTTTTGTTAATTCATCGGTTGTTATACCGTTATTTTGATTATACGCTATTATTAATACTTGAGCATAACCCTTAAAGAATCCAGCACCATTAAATACACCATAAATCATATTAAAATATAATCTACCATCTGTTTCAACTATATCCGCAACATTTGGTGCACTTTTAAAATAATTTTTCTTAAATCTTTCGTAATCCAATTTTATTACCCTTGAGAAAATTTCAAATAATTCTGGTTCATCTTTTGGTTTGGGATATCTTGCGTTAAAAACCCCAACACCATTTGTACCATTTTTTTTGGCATCGACCAAGGCCCAAAATTCATCATTAGGTCTACTTTGGTTTTTCCTATCTAAACCCCATAACGTTTCACCACTTGCTTCACTACCACAATTTAAACCTCCAGAACAATACGAACCCTCTAAATAATCAATAACTAATTTTAAAACAGTATTAAAATCATTAACACTTTTAGTAACAACACCACATGAAATAGATGTTTTTGCACCTCTAGTTGCAGCTGAACCTACTCTAACCACAAATGGGTCTCTACTATCCACCGTACCATCTGAAATACCATTAGCAGTACCAAATGATTTTAATGAACCTAATAATTGCATAAATAATGTTGGTGCATCAACTAACTTGGTTTTAGGTTTTTTAATTCTAACACCCTTAAATTTAGTTGTCATACTGTTAGCTTTAATGCTATGGGTTACCTTAAGAATCATATAAGCACCTCTAAACATTGGTATGTTGTTTAATTGGAAGTACATCATTGGTTGAATCATTGCGTTACCCATCATTTCAACCTCGGCAGAATATGACCTAGTTTGGTAAATATTCATTAAATTTTGTCCAACGGATGCGGCTTTTCTTTTATCTCCACTATTTGATATATTTTCAATTACCTGTAATGTTTCAGATGTTTCCGTAAATTCCCTTTGGTCAAGGGCTATATCCTTAAAGAAACTTTGATTTTGTTGACCATAAGATACACCAATCATGGGTATATTTAATGAATCATCATCAACACCTTTAAAATCCTCTGGTATTCCAGTAATTTTACCATCACTATCCTCACTTATATAAATACCATCGTCAATGTGCTCGTAACTATCACCTAAATCTAGGTTTGTTGATAATTGTCCAGTGTATGTACATATAAACGCTGGCCCAACTATTTTATCTTCAAGGGTATCGTTATATGGGAACGGTGTAAACATATCAACTAATTCATCCATTTTGGTAAAATTAACAAATGACGGTAATGGGATAAAGTTAAAATTATTATCACTCAAAATTTTATTAACTATATCAAAAAAACTTTGATTATAATTAAACC